TCTTGGGGAACATAGTTCCAACCCTTTTGTCCATAAACTCTGTATCTATTTGCTGCTCTGAATCTACCATATAGGTCTACTGTTGGGTCAACAACATTGTCATATGAAATTATTCCTTCGTAGTCAGCATTAACGATTCTAATGGCTCTATATGTTGTAGTTATCTCAACTGGCCAGCCGAAAGTGTTATAAACTGGATCTTGTGTATTATCAATAACAAGTTGTCCATTTTCATATATCTGATCAATTGTTAGGGCTCTTTCATTAAGTTCAAGTGCATCTGAACCGTTTCCCCAAATTTCTTGATCGCCATAAACACGACCAAATGTCTGACCTGTGTAATTTTCAATTTGCATACGTGCCAAAAATTCGGCTGCCACAATTTCTTGCTCAGATTTATAATTTACATCTGATGGCCTTACTCCAAAATTGTAGTATTCAACAATATCTGAGATAGAGGCGTAAGGTGTATAAACCTCGTAAAAATCCTCTTGAAATGTTGCTACTCCATTAATGGAGTAAGACCAATCAATTTTTAATACTCTATTCAAAGATGTATAAGTTGGTGTCAACTGAAATGTATATTTACCAACTGCTGGATCATTTGTGGCAACCGCATTGGTTACTAAAACAACGCTTGTGTAGTCTGCATCTGTTACAGTGACAAGAACGTTCCCATCTGCATTGATTAATTGATTATCCCAATATATCTCTAATTCAGCTATGTCTGATGTTCCTCGTAGTATTTGATGCATTTACTACCTCCATTATTTAATTATAAAATTCTTGTGCCTCTCTTGGAGTTGCTGGACGGAATCCCTGCTCTGTATCAAAAATCTTTTGAGCATCTGATTCAGACATTGCTACAAATGGGTGATCATGTGTAAATGAATATCCATAAATAGTATATGAAGGGTTTGCCTTATCCATCTTAACCAAGATAGTGTTCTCTTTCTTTAGTACAGCCTTCTTTTTTGGCTGCTCTTCTACTTCAGGCTCATCCTTTTCAGCATCAGCAAACTTAGAATACATTTCATAAGTAATACCTTCTTCTTCAAGGGCTGAAATAGCCTGTTGCTTATTTACTTTTTCTGGAAGGTCTACTCCAAATGAGTCTGCAACCTTCTTTAATTCTGCAATCTTAAGTGTGTCAAATGACATTTTATTCCTTTCACTCAGATAAAGTATACCATTTTTATAAATAAAAGTATAAGAGGGGAGGGTTTCAAGGCCCTCCCCGCTTATTTGTATTCTAATAATTAGATTAGAATGTGCCTCTGTTACCAGATTGGTCAGAGATGAGTGCTCCGTTAGTTACAGAACCGAATGTGCCGAATGAAGATCCAGCAACCTTTACGTTCTTAACAAGTACGTGTGCATCATAGTTTTCCATTTGTGCGCCAACACGAATGAATAGTGTGTATTCAATTGTGTCTTTCTTTGGCTGGAACAAACGGTATACAACAACATCACGCTTAATACCAACGATGAAGTTCTGTGGGAATGTCAAGTGGACATCTCCAAAGAGACCTGATGAGTTGTTATAGCCAGAGTCTGAGTAAGACTTACCTGTGCTATCACGAGTCTCATCCATCAGTGGAACGTTGATAACTGGAATACCGAACGCAAATGGTGTTGTGCTTCCTGGACCGCCGTCGTTAGCAACTACGTCACCACGAATAACGCCAGAAGCGATATCCCAAGGATTGACGGAGCCTGCCTGTGTGGTCAAGTTGTATAGGTAATCCTGTACCAAGTTAGATCCTACGAAGAATCTGAGTTGGTTACGGCGTTGCTTATACTTACGTGGCATGATCTTGATTGCTTGGTTAAACAATGCACGATCAATACCCTGACCATTACCGTCAACAACGTGAGCGTTGTTGAGAGCTAGAGAACGGAATCCTGGGAAGGCTGAAAGAAGACCTGTACCTGTTCCTGTACCATTGATAAGGAGATCTTCAACGTCGTTACCAGCCTGTGTAGCCATAAGACGTGCAATGTGATCTTCTAGATCAGGACCTTCGATATTATCTTCCAAACCTTCGGCTGAGAGTTCCCAGTCTAGGCGTAGCTTGCGAGTTGTCAAAGAAATCTTTGAGAATGTTGCAGAAGCTGTTGTGAAACCAGCACCAGTTGAGTTTGTGTAATCACGAGGATTATCCTCAGCTGCGACTGTCATAATGCGCTGACCGACTGATACACGATCAATTTCTGTCGTGTTTGAACGCATACGGATTGTACGAGCTGCCTTAGCAAGAATCGTAGCATCCCACATGTAATCCAAGAAGCGGTTAGCTTGATCTGGGTATAGAAGACCAGTACCAGAGTTAGTAACTCCATCTCCTGAGAGATTGTTTGCTGGTGTTGTACCAAGATTTGTTGTATCAATTACTTTTTGTAATAGTTCGTTGCTCATTTTTTTTTCTTTCACCTACCTTTCATTTTTTAGAAATTTTGGACTCCGAGGAAGGATCCATCCCAAGTAAAGCCCTTTTGGAGCTTATTGGAATCCCGAGATGCGCTATCAACGTCACCTACGGACTTTTGTACTGCAGTATCTTGCTCATATGAAGCGAGTCTCTTTTCGAGAGCCTCTACTCGCTTGAAGAAATCGGCAATGTTGTTGTTAAGTCCATCAAGTTCTTTCTTGATGTCTCCAACTGCTGACTCATGTTGGGCACGTGCTGCCTCAACTGATTCAACTGACTTTGCGATTGTTGCTTGTGATTCTGCAGAATTCTTATCTAGTGCTTCACTAAAGAGGTCACGCATATCAGTCAACATCTTTGCAAAAGAATCTACTGATTCTGCATTGGTGACGGACTTCTCTACGGCTTCTTCTACTGGAGCAGTTTCTGCTGGAGCTACTTCTTCAGACTTTGTAAGGTCTTCTGGTTGCTCTGACTTTTCAATTGTTGTTTCTGTTACGGCATCAATAGCTGTAACTTCTGTTGTTTCGTCTGCCATTTTTATACCTCCTTTTTGTATATTATCTGAATCGTTTTCAGAATCAGACTTCTTCATTTTGTTTTGATCTGGATGTAAATTAATTGTTGTTGTTGAATCTACAACATTACCAGCATCTCCGTCTTGTGTTGTAGCAGTATGAGTAGGACCTGGTGCATCATCCTTCTGCAAATACTGATCAATCACTTTACTTATAGCTAAACCTTTTTCTGTTTCTGAGCTTTCAATCCAGCCCACGTTTTCCATTGCAGTTCCGCAAACTACACAGTCTTTTGACTTTTCTACAGTAGATGAAGCAATGTTATCTTGCTTGCACCAATAAACATTTTCAATCTGGGTGTCTGCTGCCATACCTTTTACAAAAGAAGATCCATCTGCATTCTTTTGAATAGAAAAAATATTTGCAAGTTGATTGGCTGGGGAATCAACAACTGAAAGTTCCATCAAATCATATTCTTTAATTACACGACGATCATTATTGTCATCACCAGGCTCATAGCCAGCAGTTACAATATTACCGCCAATGGAGAAACCTGTATAGGTTCCATCAAGAATTTTCTCCCATGCATCTTGTGCACCCTTGGAGATATAAGCATCAACATAAATACCTTTATAGGTTTTATTAGTTTCTTTGTCAACAAAATCTTCTGGATGAAAAGAAAGCACCTTGCCAATAGCAATCGGCTGGTGCATTTGTCTTAGGTTTCCACGGAAACGAGCGAAGGCTTTTTCTGATGCGTCTGCGGTAACAATGTCACCATGATGATCAACATTATCTAAGGTTGCAAACCCCGATACTGTTCTTTTCTCTTTATTGACCTTTGTAATAGGGAAGGAGAGGTTAACTCTATTCTCACTATTTGTCCATTGTGCTTTTTGAATGTTCATTCTATGTTAAATAATATCAACCTTTGCAATAAAGGCAAAATATTTGTGATATACTATTTAACTTTCCTTCCTTGACCTTTTGGATTTCTTCCGCTAACACCTTCTGATGGAGCAGCATTTCTTGTCTTATCCCGAGTTCTAGACTGCATTGTTTGTGCCTTGATTTCAGCTGCATCTGATACTGGGTCAAATGGGTCATCTCCATGATCTAGTGGATTTAATCCAATACGCATTCTTACTTCGTTTGGTACGATAACCTTGGTTGTAAGGTAAATTTGATCAATTTGAGCCTGTGAAAGCTCATCTGTCAATGTCAATTCCTCAAACTTCAAGTTAAAAGCATCTGTAAATTCCCCGACGATTTTATTGATTTGAATCTCAAGCATGTCCTGTGCTGGACGACAAACTTGCTCTTTAAATGTTTTATCTGCATCTAGGGCATTTGCCAATGATATTCCTTGTGGAGTACCAATCTTTGATACTGGAACACGGTTGGCTAGAAGGATTCTGTCTCTGTTCTCTACCATGTAATTTTGGAAGGATGAGTCCTGAATTCCCGCTTCAATTGCCTTCATGTCAAATTCAACACGAGCATTTTCTCCATCTGAAGGCAAAGGAATGTAAAGTGTTCTGTGGTTTCTTCCACGAAGTCCTATCTGGAAAAACTCAAGTAGTTTACGCTCAGAGTCAGCATTAAGTTTTCCACCCTTGAGTGTAATAATGTAGCGTGGAACAGCCTTGTTCTCAAAATAATCTAGATTATAGCGTTGTGCAAATTCATCTCCAGCAATTGCATTCTTTGCAGAAAGAATATCTGGAACTCCATAGTATGTGTTTGTTGGAGTATACTTCTTAAAATGAATAACTTCGTTAGGACGAGGATCTGTTCCTATTTGGTCCTGTGTGGTCGTATCGCCAAAGTTTCTGAAATATGTATAGCGGTTGTATACAACCTGTACGAAGCCGTCTCTGTGACGGCGTATACGCATTGTAATGGCAGGAATGTGTCCAATGTATCCTATTTGTCCAGAAGATGTTCTACCAATTTCTAAGTACCCGTTTCCAGTTACTTCAAGATCTGTATAGATCTTCTTAATAATTTCTTCAAACGAGTCATCTGAATTTAGACTTTCCATCTTCTGACGCAATAATGATTTAGACCTTGAAATCTTTTTTCTAAGGAAATCTAACTTCTCTTCATCTTCGCTTGCATCCTCAAGCTTATCAAGCATTTTTTGAGTTTCTTCAAACTTATAACCAAGTCCTACAACGTTTGCAACTTTTGCATTAACTGCTGAGTGGTGAAATGGATTAATATCAAACAGTTGTGCCAAATACATAACATTGTATGGTGGCTGTACAATTTGGAATAAAGAATAGCCAGTTAAATCAAGTGGGTCAAGCTTTTTAGACTTTGCATCATCTAATCCTGTATAGGATTTTGTTATCTTACGAGAAACATTTCTTTTAAAGTTTGGATTAAGATTTTCAATCTTAAGTAGATCTTCAGCCTTTGCCATAAATGGGTCATCAAATTCAGACTCTTGAGTTACATACTTAGATGTTCCAAGACTTACTTGAATCTCTTGTCCCGCATCATTCTTAATAAATGAATCCTCTGGTTCTACGCTGACTCTATGTTCCATTTAGATAATTCCCATCTTTTTCTGATTAATTAGATCTTCTTTTAATGCAGGAATATCCCAATCGTCTGCGACCAATCCCAGATCCATTCTTTGCTTTTGGTATTCATACTGATCATCAGTAACTGGTCTGTGCCCAGAGAACCATAGCGGGTGTCCTTCGTCAATTCCATGAGACTTAGCAAATTTTCTTAATTCAGTAATTTTTGCCACATCACCTTTGATGGCATATATACACATATAGTTATTATCTTCATCCATAACAAGACTTCCGTCTGGCATTTGCCAAACATATGTGCCATAATTGACTTCTTCGACTTCCGTAATCTTCATCTTACCCATAAGGCAATTTTACCATTTTCTTATACTTAAGCAAATAAATTGTACTAGGACATGCCATTTCTATGTCTATAAAGTTAGTTTATTGTCAGAATCTACTACTCTATAATCTCTGGTTGCTTTTTTACAGCCAAAATAACTGCCTTCTTACCTTCCCAGCGAACTCTGCCTTTACAGCCTACATTTAACTTTTTAACACCATCTTCATGGGTTATCACATCATAAGCATATCCATGCAACTCAAATGATTCTGCCAAGTGCTCGTTTCCATTTACAAACACTCGCCATACTAGTGGGCTCTCGCCAGCCTTGGTATTAAATCTTAATATAATTTCATCGTATGGTCTTAGCCAACGATCCTTTAATATTTTCCAAATATAGTTTATTTTTGTCATATTCCCAACTCTTTTCTTTTTTGTGTGGCGGAAATAGCCTCTATATCCTGACCCAATGAAACTTGTTCAATCTTGTAGCCTACGTCTCGTCCATAAACAATATTGGTAATATTTGGCATTCTAATTACCATTGCTCCATCCATAAAGTCATCCTGTGAAATATAGCCCTTTACCTGATCAAATGTCAATGGATCTTTTACACTGGTATTGTAAGTATTTCTTACACCTAGCATTACTTGATCTGTTCTTTTCCCTGCCTCTTTATATAGTGCGTGATGACCTTCGTGCCATGGTTGATAGCGTCCAAGCATCAGGGTGGTTGGTGCTGACCAGTCGTGTAATTTAAATTTTTGAATTATATAAGTTGATTTTTGATATGCATCCATGTCATGCGAATCAAACATGCTGTCAAAGTTTTCTGGCTTCACAAACATTTTATTTGTATCTTCAAAACGACTTTCTTCAATCGTATTCATCCAAATAAGAATATCTGGTTTGCCAAAGGATTCTCTTGTCTCTGGCGTTGGGCAAATAAAATCAACAACGACATCAAGCCCCTGCCCAGACAATATTCTTGCCATTTCTCCCATGCGACGTGCATGTTCAATTCGGTCTTCAATTGTAAACCCAAGATCTGAATTTATAGTTGAGCGTACATAGTCTGCATTTAAATGTACTGCATTAATTCTATCTACAAGAGCTTTAGCAAGTGTGGTCTTGCCACTTCCTGGCAATCCTATAATCTGAATAATCATAAATATCCTTTAGTATATATAAGGTCCGCCATGTTTTTTAATTTTATTATATATATCACGACGAAATATCATAAGGTAGATTTTGTAAAAAAAGCCAATCATTTCAATATCTTTTCCTTATAAGCGTTTTCCCAATTTATTATATCACGTTTATTATTAAGTATGGGTTGACCTTTAATATTAAGACTTGTATTAAGCAATACTGGCACACCAGTTATCTTGTACCATGACTCTAGTACTTGATATAAGCCAGGGTGCTGTTCCTTATTTACAGTTTGAACTCTAGATGTCCCGTCAGCATGTACTACCGATGGGATTAATTCTGGCTTCAAGCATAATGGAGCAAATTGCATGTATGGGCTGGCATAACTCATACCAAACCATTCTGATGCATGCTCTTCCATAACAACAGGAGCGAAGGGCCTGAACAATTCTCTTTGTTTTATCTTATTTACCACGTCTTTGATATTAGGATCTCTTGGGTCAGCAAGAATACTTCTATTCCCCAATGATCTCGGACCAAATTCAGATCTTCCAGATGCGACTGGAGCAATTTTATCAACCAACAATTTATCAACTATATCTTGAACTGGATATTCATTTCCAATATTTGTGCCTAAATATGGAGTTATCCAGTTTACATGTTTTCCATATAATGCTAGTGCAGCACCTAGGGAACTCCCCGCATCCCCTGGGTTTGGCATAATCCAAATATCATTATAGATATCCCACAACTTTGTATTGGCAGAACAGTTCAACGCACATCCACCCATAAATACAAGATTCTTAGAGCCTACAGTCATTTGAGCCTTACGCATTATTTCCATTAATCTATTTTCATAAACCATTTGCACTGCTGCTGCTATATCAAATTTATCCTGCTCATCAATTATATTTCCCCAGTCAAATATGCCTTTGTGAAAATTATATTTTTGAGAAGAGTAGTGTGGAAAATATTCATTTACCTTGTTGAAGTATTTGTTTGGGTTGCCATACGCAGCCATACCCATCATTATATATTCTTCTTGATTTGGTTTTAAGCCTAGCAAATCTGTAAACGCTGAATAGAACAGGCCAAATGAAACTGGGTAGTTTTGCCTATAAATTAATTTTATATCATTTCCTTTACCCTGCCATATGGTTGAGGTATTGAATTCTCCTATTGCATCTAAAACCACAATAGTAGCATCAGTAAATTTACTAGTATAGTATCCAGCAGCTGCATGTGATCTATGATGACTTATGTGCTTTACTGGTAATTCTGATAAGGCTGTTCTCTTATAATACAGGTCAGTGTCTTTTATCCCGCCACGCAATAGCAACCTGGTTTTTTTCAAGTAAGGTTTTTCATAGTATGCAATTTGATCTGGATACCCATACTCTACAGCCTCTTTTAATATATCATAGTTTAGAGACGGATCATTTTTTAACTTACTATATCTTTCCGCATGTGCAGCAAAAAGTATTTCTCCATCACTTATGATAGAAACTGATGCATCGTGAAATCCCTCGCTGATTCCCATTATTACCATTACTTTTCACCAATCTCTTTTATTATTATTTTAAAGAATTCTTCAGAAACCTTCTTATTTGCAAAAGTTCCTGGATGCAATCCATCTCTTGCTACAGACCAGTAGGGATCGTTATTAGTATTTTCTAATTCTGCTAATTCCTTATCAACTGGAATATGGGGACCAATATTGACCTGATAATGATTTTTTAAATCTGATTCCTCATATAAGTATCTTTCTCTATACAACCAAGATGAGTATATTAATTTTATACCCTTCAGTTCACAATATTTTTCTAGGAATTTAAGCATATCAAATGCCAAAAGCTTGTGGTCTTCGTAGCAAAATGATTTAACATATTGAATATCTTTTCTATGTGGCTTTACTCCGTCTAGAGTATCTGGAATACACAAATCTTCATACTCTTTAGTTTCTGAATTATAATGTATAGACCTTGCTATATTTGGCAGGAATAGTACAATTAGATCTGGGTCCCCGTATTTCTCACAAAAGGAAAATACTCCTCTTACTATTGCATGGATTGAGAGACCACGTTTAGATATATTATAGTCTTTGACTTCTTTAGCAAATGAACCCTTTAATTTATTTGATAATAAATTTGTCCACATATACTCTTCTGGAATTCCTTCTCCAAATGTGTAAGAGCATCCTGAATACAAAAAATTATATGTATTACTATTTAGTCTTTCAAAGTTTTTTGTTCGGAATCCATCTTTGTTTAGCTTATACTCAAATTCTGGCCCAGTTACTACAATCTTTTCGTCTGGGAATCTATAAAAACTTTCATATTCTTCCGTCATTTATTGGCACCTTTGTGATATACAAATTGTATCATATAATATATGTATGAATGAAAAATCATTATATTTCCATCACATACCAAAAACTGCTGGGGCCTTAACCTTTACAAGCTTAAATCATGGTGGCTTGAAAGATCAGATACAGAAAAAAGGCTTGATATACCATCAAGATAGAAATCATATAATTAACTTGCTAGATGAGGATGAGATATCTCGTGCATCTTTTATAAATGGTCACTATGCAGCTGACCCTTACTATATAAACCCCAATACTCTGGGGATAACTGTAATCAGAAATCCCGCCAGAAGAATCGTTAGTCATTTTTGGTGGTTTCTTGAGTATGAAAAGTATTTTGACAAATACAAAAAAGAGGATATGGATGACCGATTAAAGTTTTTTGATATATGGATTAATAATGAAGAAGATATGCATATTAAATCAAACTTCCAAGCAAAGTTTCTTGTTAATAAACTTGATCAAAATGTTATTAAAAATAATTACCCAATCTATCGTGGAGATCTTGAAGAATTAAGTCCAAGAATAGACCATGCAAAAGTATACAAAATAGGTTGGGGCGTAGACAATACAGAAGTGACATTACAACAAGCAGAATCTATGCTTGAAAAAATGGCTGTAGTTGCTCGTACAGAAACAATTAATAATGATATGAATAAAATTATAGAATTTATAAATGATTATCTTGATTTAAATGTAATCAATCCAAATATAGAAAAGCATAATGTAAATGAGGCTACCAAAGAATTCTTTAGTAACCTCAGTCAACAAAATCTAAAAAGAATAGAAGAGTTTAATCAAATAGATTATTCACTTTGGGAAGATGTGAAGTCCAACCGCTTTTGATGGTCTGGGTATTTATCCCCATGAGCATGCTCTCCATTAAAATACTTTCTTCCAGACTGATGTGGCTTATCCTTATCAGTTCCGTTTCTTTGCTTATCAAACTCGCATCTATCTGAATGTTCTTTTATCAAAGTTTCTTCACTAAACATATCACTAGCCAATTCAATATTAAACTTATCTATAAAATGTCTTGGGATAGGCATGAAGGCTGCAAGTAGATCTCCCTTTTTAATATGGATTTCTTTGTCAACCTCAGTGATTTTAAGATTAAATGTAAAGTCTCTTCTTAAGTTATCACTTTCAACAACACCTGTCATAGCCATCACATTTGGAATAAAATAATTTGGCACTTGCATAGTCATTAAATTAATTCCTGGAGGAGTTCTTAGAGTATAACCATTTTGAATAGTTATAATGCCAGAGCCAAAAGAAGATACTACGGATTGAACATTTCCATTTTGTGGGCCATCCACAGAAAACTCTAGAGATTCATAATTTGGACCACCGTGCCAGATAGCAGTTATGTCATACATAGATCTGATTGCAAATCCATACTGATTGCCTATATTTAATGGCAAGCAGTAATAAAAGTGTGCGTTAAACCAGTCCCTCTTTGGGTTTCCCCTTAAATCACAGATTGTTTCTTTATATGCTCCGTCCCCATCTAGTGCGTGTGGAACAACAACAATTCTATCATCTGGTATTACATTATCGCCTTCATTAATATAATTACCACTCGTTAGCATGCCTATCCTCTGCTGTCCAGAACGATGCTAAGGTATATCTAGTCCCGCCAGAAATTTTAGTTACCCCATGCCAATGCTCGGCATCGCCTGGATGGATTGCAACTTTGCCAGCTTTTGGCTTAATATAAAAATCATTTTTTGGATAGTATGTTTCTCCACCATCAAAATCATCATTTAAATATAGAATAGAGCCATACAATCTATGCTTATAATTTTCAAAATGAATGTCATCATTCTCCATATTGTCGCAATGTGGAGGTTGCTCCATTCCATCAAACCATCTAACCATATGTATCCCGTCTGAATAGATATGATCTAGATTATAATGATCAATAATTACTTTTTGAATTCTTTTTCTTATTTCTGAAAGCAAGGCTTTCTCTGGCATGTCAAGTGGATCTGATCCAAAGTGAACAACACGGCTCTCCCAAAAATCATCACCGCCAGAACCCCAGCGATCAGTACTTCTTGCAAAGTTTAATAGAAGATCATTCTCTTCTTTGCTGATTATATCCTCTACAACAACTGGATTAAACATTATACTCTACTGGCCTAGTCGCATATCTGAACCAATTTACGGCTGCATAACGAGTACCCTTTGTAACAGGTACAACTCTATGTAGATATGGAAAGTCACTACAAAATACAATAACGTCTCCAGCCTTTGGCTTATAAGAAATTCCAAAATGTTTGTATTCTATTTCTCCGCCTTCATAGTCATCATTAAAATAAACAGTAATTGAAACTGCTCTTGGATATCTCATTCCAGTATCTGTGTGCCAGTCAAACTTGTCCATGTACCCGTACTTCAATACGATCCAGCCACTTCCAGTAACTGGTTCTATAGCATAATGATTTCTAAAATCTTCAAGGGATTCGTCCCCAACCAACTTAATCTTTTTAAGCAAGTTCTTCTTTGGGCTATCTGGCTCATCAAGAAGATAATCCTGCAATAGATAGTCATAACAACTCCTATATTGTTTCATTAATTCCGTCGCCAAGGCGTTATCTACATTTACAACTTCTGCTGGGGCAAGGAATTCTCCTACTGCCTCTTCTATCTCAGCAACTGTTAAATTTGAAACAATAGAGCCAAAATTATAAACTATAATTCCTGGAGCTATTTCTCTTTTGCTATTCATATAAATCCTATCTTTACAATTAGTATATCAAATTTTAAATTACTATATTAAAAAAGTCCCAGGGCTTTCTGGTAGTTCCAGCATCTTTTAGCATGTTCATTTTTATACCACTCTTCAGTATAATTAAACCACCAATGATCTGGTTCTACAAAGTGGAAAAATATCATAGCAACCACCCCATCTTTACCGAACTCATCTCTCCAGTGTACCTGATCTTCTCCATAATAAGCTAGGGCGGTATTAGGTTCTAGGTGGTACTCTTTGTTTTCTACCCATAATGGCCATTCATTATCTTGATAGACACACATATCTATTGTGTATGTACAAGCATTTGAATCAAGATGGTGCAATAAATTTGACCTAGAGTTATCATATTCAGACCATAGTGTATAGCTTGGAACAAGTGTCTCGCTATTAAATACCTTTCGTGCTACTGGCAATAAATACTCAGTTATTTCATCTAGAACTGATGAATTTGCAACTTTTCTATACATATCATCTTCATAGTTGTATTGTTTATTTTCAACTTTTTCTTTTAGATGATTTAGTAAATATTGATATTTGTCTGGTGGAAGCAAATCATTTATCTTGATTGGCTCTACGTCTTTATACTTTCTTTCAAACCCAAATTCTTTATCTATTTCAGATGAATCTCTATTGTACATTTACTTGTTCCCCTGTATTATAGATTGAACTACATCTGGTACTTCTGCATAACTATGACATTCACATCTTTGTTGTCCCGCAGGAACTTGTGGCTGAGCGTATGTTCCCGTTGCCTCAAAGTATCTAACATCTGCGTCCGCTCCATATTGTCTGAATGTCTCTGCTACCAATTCTAGTCCGCCCCTTTCCATAGCGAGATTGTACCAATGGTCTGGCTTTACAAAATGTAAAAACAACAATGTTAAATAATCATCATCTGTTGTATTCTGTGGATATTCTGGTCTAGAGTGAACTTGCTGCTGCCCATAAAAACAAATTGCTGAATTTTCTGCTTCTGAAAAAAGAGTACCATCAACTTCAATGCCCCAGTCAACATTATTCTTTTCAATACACATATCAATTGAATGTTGGCATGCATGTTGATCCATATGCTTCCATAGATGTGGAATATTGCCATTTTGTTTTTGGTATCTTGATGTATAATGAAATGATTTTACAAGAGTATCATCTTGATAGATTTCTCTTGCTCTTTGCAGCATAATCTCTTCAATGTCTGGATCAAATTCTATGTTAGCTTCCCATCTACCTAGGGATGTATGATAAAAATATTCCCCGCCTGGTCCCCATGGGATACTGGTTACTGTGTCTTTTATTCTTTTAAAAATATCATCAGAAAACATATTGTCTACCTTCTTTGGCTCTTTTACAGCTGGAAGGTGCCATTTTATATTTGGACTGTCATCTGCTTTTGTTGGCATTTAAATATTACCCCTTTTCTTCAATTATATCAGTTTTTTATTATTTAATCTAGTAGTACTAAGAGTGCAGGCACTCTTAGTACTATTCTTTCCACCAATCTGGAGATTTCTGCTGAGGTATAGCAGTTGGTACTGCTGGTACTGTAGGAAGTGCTGGTACAGTAGGTGGAGTAACTGGGACTCTTGGTGGCAATTTTGGTGGTGGT